TTGGTGGCGTTCGTTGGCGAGGTGCCTGAAACCGTGATCGTGCCGGTTGCAGTGCGTGCATAGCCGTTGCCGGACACCTCAGTGCCGCCACCAGTGTCAGAAGGCGCAGCAGTGAATAGTCCCACGAACCACGCAGTAGGCCGCGTTGCGCTGCCAGTGGTCAAGAGCCAAGTGAGAACTAGGTTCTCGGTGTAGTCGGTAAACGATGACATTTCAACACTCCTTTATCCAAAAGTCCTAGCCCGCATCATGATAGCCCCGCCAGATGTCGCGCCGCGATCATCTGCAACCTGTATCGCCTCTAAGGCACTTGTGTACATTGAAGACCACACAGGAATCCTTGCATCATCCTTAAGGTATGGCGATGCCTGCATCAGCGAGCCATAGAGATACACATCAGGCGATGATGCCAGCAACCAGTTAGAGGACACGGTACTTGATAGCTTCGTGAGTTTCGCGTAGTAAGTCAATTCTGCCGTGTAGCTGTTGTCAGGCACAGGCAGAACCCGAATCTGGCCTCCAACGATGCTGAAGTATTGAGGCTTGCCAGGAGACAGGTATCTCGTTGACTTCATCAAGTCCATCGCATCAATCGACTCAAACGCCAGAGCGGTCACCGGGTTTGTGTTGAGCTTGATCGACTTGGTTTCCAAGAAGTCGGCAGGAACCGCGCTGTATTCGGTATCGATTGCAGCCGTAGCCCTTACGATCATCTGACGGGTGCGCAAAGTCCTCTCAATCTGCGCCTCGGCCAGAGAGATAAAGTCAGGCACCACCGCCGTCAGATCGGTTCGGTTGAGCCAATCCGCGACAGACGATTTCAACTCGTTGTAAGTGGTCAGGGCCATTACGATTCCCTCGCTTTTTCCAGATCCTTGATCGCCCAAGTGTGGTCATGCTTGAACTCAAAGGTTCCGACATGGCCGATCTCTTTCGAGACATCATGGTCGATCCAGATTTTAAAGCCAGCATCGCGGGATTTTTTACAGAAGAACACATCTTCGCCGATATAGCCGCGCTTGTCATGCCGCCAAGGGGTTTCATACCACGGCTCGCCCAAAGCCTTGAAGACTTCAGCCTTAATCATCATCACGCCCATGCCGACTGAGCCAACTTCTTGCAGGCCAGTGCTTTCTGGCATTGTCCAAACAAGCTCACGATCCCCGTTTTCCTTGTAGATCTGAGCAGTCGGGCCTGTAGGCATACGCCTACGCGCACAGTTCGTAGCCACGATGTCAAGGTCATGCTTGAGCAGCCGCGAGATCATGTCCTGCGGGAAACGCATGTCGGAATCCACGAACAAGATATGCGAGCAGCCCTCGCGCATCGCGTCAAGCGTTAGCTCGGCACGCTGATTGGCAATCAAGGTGCCCTCGGAAATCTTGAGAGATACCGCATCATTCGTGTTGAGTGTGTGATAGCAAACCATGTTCACCAAGTCGTAGGTGAACATCGTATGCACCATGTCACGCGCAGGCGTGCAGACCGCGATGTAGTTGGTCTTCATACCTTGCCCGGCCTCACGCGGAAGTGGCGATTTTCTGGATCGTTGAGCCAGCGTTTAATATACGCTTCATCGTCCAGCTTACCTTCTTCCTTCATCTTGTAGTAAAGGCTCAGAGGGATAGACGCTACGCGGGACCACTCCCCCCAGCGTGCGCGCTCATCCACCTGATTAAATTCGTCCTTGTTCTCCTCGATGATCGCAGTGACATCCTGTTGAGTCTGGATCGTCGCTTCGTCTTTTTCCGAGTCGTAGTGCCATGTCCTAGTGATCCCGAGATCGGGGTTCACATCAAATAGTTTTTTGTCTGTCATCGTTAAAAAGGGACCGGGTTTCCCCGATCCCTCCGTTGCTTCGATTAGGAAGTCACAAGGTCTGCTGCCAAACCGTGAGCGTTCTCAGCCAGAACCTTCAGACCCCACTCGACGATCAGCATACGCTTTTCAGCGTCGCCGGTCTTAGCAAGTTCGACCTGCTGGTACGGACGAAGAACAACCATCTTCGCGTAATCGGGATCGATCACGAAGGCGTCACGCTCGCGCTGGAAGCGGTTGGGGACCACTTGCACGTTGCCGAAATCCGACACATAAATGTCGGCAGCACCGATGATGGTGGCAGGGCGCGCACCGCCGTCGATGTTGAAACGCGAAGAAGCGATACCGGCAAAGCCAGAAACACGCTGCTTGTTGACCGGGCCGGTCATCAAGATTTTGGGCGTGCCGCCTTGAGTCCAAACCTTCTGAATCACATTCTTGAGAATGGTTTCCGTGAAGGTACGCACGGTCCCGTCAGTACGTCCCAGCGTAGGCAGAGTCGTATAGGTCGGGTTCGCGCCATTGGTGGTGTCCCAATCAATGTTGGTCTTCAGGAAGGCTTGCAGCGAGGCGCTAGTGCGAGCAGCAGTGGTGCTACCAGAGGTGGTACCAGCGTTGTTCAGCATTGCGAACTCTTGATCGCGCTTCAGCTCAGAACTGCGCTTTGCAATCTGATACGCAACCTCAGAGCGCCGACCAGCCTTGTTCACCACCTCTTCGGTGTTGGACAGGACGATGGTCTTGCGCGAGATCTGCGCATAGTTTTGCAGACGCACAGTTGCCGTCACAGAGTCGAAGGACGTAACGTCATCACCCTCAAGCTGTGCGTTAGCAGCAGCAGCGGCCAGAGTGTCAGTCTGCCACTCATAGAGAGTGTTGGTCACGTTCTCACGGCCAATGTTGGACATGAAAGGCGTTTCTTCGGGTGCAATGTTGGTGATGACATTGCTCAGATCTTCACGAATACCCTTTGCAGAGTAAGTGGTGAAGGTATTGGTCACGATAGCCATGATTTACCTCATTTCAAAAGAAGTTCAATTGCGGAGGCCGCATCTTCGACGCGACCCGTTTTGGCAAGACGCTGTTTTGCTCGAACACTATCGCTCATCTGTGAAACCCTTCCCGCTGCTCCAGGCTTGGCAGGTCTGGGTCCGTTGTTCGTAACCGGCTTGATGACTTGGCGCTTGGCCTGCATCTGATCGTAAAGCGCCGCCTTACGAAGAGCCAGAACTACACGGTGGTCATAAATGTTCCCAAGTTCTTGAGGTGTAAATCCCATCTTCTGACCGAATTCGATCAGCATGGTTTTCTCGGCCTTGGCCTTGGCCGGGTCTTTCCATGACGGAACCGCTTCAAGCAATGCATGCGACTCCTTGACCTTGACGGTCTGAAGTTGCTTGACTTGCTCTTCCTGCGCGATCTGAAATAGGCGCTGCTGTTCAGCATCAATAGCAGCAGCCCGCTCCTTGTTGTCGCGCATCACCTCGCGCTGCCGCACATACTCGATGGGGTCTTCACGGTAAAGACGATCCCAATCAATCTGTGGCTCGGCAGCAGCCTTCACTTGCTCACTTAACGCACCTAACAACTGAGCATATTGCTCTCGCTCGGCCCGAATCGCTTGCAACTCAACTTCGGCAGCTTTACGCACCTCGGCCACTTGCTGCGTCTTTCGGGTGTAATCCTGAGTCCTCGAATAGCCCTTCTGAAGTTCATCCAAGCTAACCTCGATCTCCTTACCGTCAACCTTGACGGTGAAGACTTGGGGCTTGTCGTCCTCCTGGGTGTCTTCTTCTAACTCGGATTGTTCGCCATCAGTCTCTTCGCTGGATGCGTCTTCAGTATCCAGAGAATCATCAGATAGCGCCGCAGTCTCCTCCTCATCGGATGAAGACTCTTGCGTCCCGCCGCCGTCCTGTTGTCCCTCTTCGGGCAGTATTGCTGCGAGTGCTTGGACCGCTTGGTCCATATTCATGGGGCCAGATGGCGCACTTGCCTGGGGCGTGGGTGCATTCATTGGTCAAATTCCTTTATTTGTTTTGAACCCGCTCAATGGCGCGCTGCGCCACCTTGCCGTTATCAATCACCTTTGTCAATTCGGTTCTCAAGTTGTCAATGGCCTTGAGCATTGCCCAGCACTGTTCGCGCTTGGTAGTCTCTTCTGCCCTCGTTGACTTGAAAACCCAAAGCTGATCGTTCTCCAGTTTCGTCAGCGCAGCAACCAAAGTCTCGTCCTCTAGTATCTGCTGCGCCTTCCTTCCTTTCCTTACTGCTTCTTCATCACTCATTGAGCCATTCCATTTAGGTTGATTGGTACAGGCTGCATCTGCTGCGCCTGCGCTGCCTGCACAGCAGATTGCACGATGGCGCTCTGCTGACGCATTGCCTCACGGTCCATATTCTGCGCTGCCATCAATTCGGCATTGCTGATCTGGGTGCCATACTTTAATTCAAGCTCGTATTTTTTCAAGAGGAAATCCTGAGCCAGTTGATCGCGCCGGTAATCGTCGTCGCGCATCATCTCCTCGCGCTTCAATTCCAACTCGGCAGCTTTCTTCTGGATGTCAGCTTGAATGGCTTCAGCCTGCACCCCCGCCAATACCTCCTCGGGCGTCGGCTTTGGCTCTGCCTGCGGCACTTGAAAGTCGGCTGGCACCATCTGGAAATACTGCGACGCATCCTTGAACCCTGACAACTCGACCACCTTCTGCAAGGTGCGCGAATACATCTGAGGCGTTACCAAAGGATTGCTCAATCCAAGCTGGCCGACGATCTGCTCCTGCTTCTGCAAAACCATCATCATGGCCTGCAAACGCTCATTGACATCGCCATTACCAAGGCCAACATTGACCGCCACATCCATCGATGCATCCCAGCCGCGAGGATCAATTGCAATCCACTGGTTGCGCAGCCGCACCATGCGGGGCTTGTCTTGGTGAGTGGTCAGCAGATACAGGATGCCCTTAAAGAGCTTCTTCATGCCCTCGGCCATGATCCGCGCAGTCAACTCAAGGCGGCTCTGGCTTGCGCTAATCGTTGCCGCCACAGCCGCCTTGGTAGACGACTGCAAGGCATCAGCATTCAAACCCATCGCGGCCTTGCTCATGCCGGTGCGGTCTTCCTTGACCTGATCCATGTACTCCAACATCGAGTAACCGGCCTGCCCGACGAATGGCTGTGCCAAAGGCTGCACCATCCCAGGGGCGCGCATCCGAATCACTGCGCCGGTTTCGTTGTTCAGCACATCGTCAATGTTGACCTGCCCCTCGACTATCGCAGTGCGAGGATGGATAGATTGCGCCAATGAATCAAGGGTGTTGCGCAGAACCTGCGACTTGATCTCTTGAATGTCGTGCGTGATGTCGAACACGCTCATCGCCTCGATGGGCGAAGTATGAGGCTCAGGATCAAACGGGAAATCGACAAACGGGATGTAAGACGCTGGCAGGTTGCGCACCATCTTATAGCTCGATCCCATGCAGCAGAGCTTGCGCAATTCGGGCAATCCGTCATTGTCGTAATCGACGCGGATATACGCCTCGACGTACAGCAGCCGGCGCTGCATCGGGTTCATGGAGTCATTGGACCCCATCGTCGTGGACAGAGGCTGACGCGCCAGATACTCGTCATTCGTATCCAAGTCAGTTGAGGAGATGTTTGGCTCAATCTCCTCCATGTCGTAGCCCATCTGAAGCAGCTCGCCAACCGTCAGCATCTGACGATGGGCAATGACTCCAGCCTCCTCAAACGACCTCGCACGCCGGTCAATAATCAACTCTTCAGGCGGCACCGCCATGATGCGGATACGGCCATCGCGCAGCACCCGCTTGATCTGCACATCGTGCAGCATCGGCAGAGGCGGCACCGCTACGCCAGCAGCTTGCGCCTGGGCTTCTACTGCCGCAATCTGCTCCTGCGATATCGCAGGGTCCGGGTAGGACATCACAATCTTGACCTCGGCGTCCTCCTGCATCAGCACTTGGACGGTCTGGTCATCCAGACCCGAGTAATCCTCAATCCGCACCTCGGCGGTTTCTTCCCACCAATACTTAGCAATCCCGCACTTGCGTACCAGCGCATCCTTGAAGATCGCGTAGGACTGCATGAAACCATTGTTGTCAGACGAGAACACATAGTTCGCATAGTCCGTCGCCTGCTGGGCACTGGCTTCGTCCTCCGGCCCGCGTGGCACAAACTCAACCACGTTCTCGCTTGAAAAGAACACCTTCATCAAGCTCGGCATCATCGCGCTTACCGTGTCGCGCACCTCCATCGCCACGACCTGCGAGCGGCCATCTTCCTCGTTGCCAAAGGGATCGCCCCGGTAATACTCGGTGCCCTTGGCTCGGATAGGAGAGATGTCCGAGTCAATGTAGGACACCGCGTCAGTCAACTCGCCGTTGATGATCGATTGCAGTTCGGCATCGTCCATCGGCTCGGGAGCGACCATATCAACTGACAAAGGAATGTCGTTCATGTTCATGATTTCACCATTTCACCTTATTGGCCCAATACGCGGCGCTCATCTTACCCTTTGCAATGTTCTTCGCGTGCCGCGCCTTGAAGGCTTCATTCCTCTTCGTACCCTCTGGCGAGCCAGATACACCCTGCTGACCAAAGCGAATGAGCTTCACATCCTCGCCGGTCTTCGCCAACACAGCATGGCTCTTCGTCGGATGCGAGGGAGTGCGCTTAGGCTTGTTGTAGCCAGAAAAGGTTTCAGAACCGCGCTTGATCGTCATTTCTTACCCCCAAACCACATATCTGCATACTCTGGCCGATGCGACATGATCCAAGGCATCGACGCATCAGTCAATGCCTGGGCATCCATCCCGGTTGATGCAGACCCGACATGATGGACATATGACCTCGAAAGGAAGTGGTGATACCCAGCCTTCTCCAGATCCATACAGTGAACATCATCCGAATACCAATTAAGAGGAGGAAACTTCGCCGCCTGCCACGCGCTGCGCGTAATTACGCCAAATATGGGAGAAACCGCCTTCATCGGCAAAATGTATTCCTCCCACGGAAACTTGAAAAACTCAACTTTCTCGTTGTAAGGATTACTCCTCACATTCTGCATAGGCCGAGCAGCATCGCACCTCGCGCAAACCCAGCCTACATAGTCGCCATACTCGTCAGCAATGACGTTCAAGTCCTCCAGCAAAACGCTCACGCTCGTCGGCGTCAGAACAACGTCATCATTGGCAGCAATCACAGCATCGCATCCGTCAGCAAAAGCCGCGTCAATCACCTCGTTGTAGTCCTCTCCAAAGCTGCGAGCCGCGCCGCGAAGCTGAACATACACATCCTGCCTGGGCTTATCAATCGGCGTCCTCAAGTACACCGGCACCTTCGGTGCATACTCTCGGCAACTGGCAAGCATCACCGGCAGACACCTACCCGTAACGCTCGCCACTGCAATCGAAATCTTCATTTATTAGCCGTCTTATCGTTTTTCGATAACTTCGATAATCTTACTTTTTAGCCGATTTGGGCGGCTTGGCGGTCTTCGCCGCAGCCTTAAATGCCTTCGACGTAGGCGCTCCAGGCGATCCCGGCTTCCTCATCTTCTCGCCGGAACCCTCCTCGATGCGCTTTCTCTTGCTATGAATGTTGGCGTACAAGCCAGCGGGCTTATTCTTCATAATCCTCGCCCTCCATCTTGGCGTTCTCCTTGCCCATGTATTCCTCGTCTTCGCCCTCTTCGTCCTCGTAATCCTCATCCTCCTTGGCAACCCAAGCCCGGCAGGTACGCAAGGCGGCGCACTTGAAGTCAAAGATCTCGCAGTACCCCAGATCGCCTGCCTCAATCGTCGCCCAAGGATCGCCCTCAGACCCCACACCCTTGGCAATGCACTGAAGCATTTGTGGCGAACGATTAAACGCGGCGCAGTTACCGCAGCGAGCAGTCTTCGCCTCATCGGTACTCACATCCCACTCATTCGCCATCTCGCGCCAGAAACCCGAGTTCGGCAATTTCGGGTTCTCGGGGCCGTAATTCGCAGAATCAATGGCCTCGCCACGATTCTTCAGATTGAGCGTAATGTCCTGCGTTGCTCGCGGGCAGGACATCATTTCCATTTCCATCTCGGTTGCCATCATTTACCCCTTTTCATCGGTTTGCTCTTGCCGGCCTCAGATAAGGCAATCGCTACGGCTTGGCGTGGGTTCTTCACAACCTTGCCGCTACCACCAGAATGCAGCTTCCCGGCTTTGTATTCACGCATAACAGATCCAATCTTCTTCTCGGCTTTAGTCATCTTCATGGTTTAC